CGAGCGCGCCGCGTCCAGCACCGCCGCCCGCGTCGCCCGGCTCCGCACCAGCGCCCGCAGCAGCCGGGTCCGATACGCCGCATCCGCCTCGCCACTCATCCGCGACAGCCGGCCGCCGAAGAAATCCTGCCCGGCCCCATCCAGGAATTGGTCCGTCGCCGTCGCCACCCGCGACTGCACCCGCACCAGCGCCAGCAGCGCGTAAAGCCCCGCCCAGCCGGACGCGAGCCCCGCCAACACGCCATCCAGCACCGGCGTCACATCGCCGAACCACCGCGCCGGCAACACCCGCTTCAGCCGGCCCTGGATATCCGTCAGATCACCGATGGGGGCGCTCATGCCGTCACCTGCACCACGCCGGGCCGCACCAAACCGGACGGCGGCACCAGCAAATCGGTCGCCACCCCGTTGATCGTCACCCCATAAACGCTGACGACGCCCGGGTCCGCATCGTGCGCCACCTGCGTCAGCCGGGACAGCACCAGCGGACCGCCGATCGGCAGCGCCGCCACATACGCGCCGACCGCCGCCGCGGCATGGGCCACCGCGCTAGCCGGGCCGCTCACATGCATCGTCACATTCGCGCGCACCACCCGGGGCGGCTGCACGATAAACGCGCTGCCGATCGGCCGCACCGCCTCCACCGCCGCCGCCGCAGCTGCCAGGAGACGGGCCGGCGGCGCACCGCTGCCATCATCCAGCGTCACCGTGAAAAACCCCGCACGCGGTGCGCCGGACGGATCGACCCGCTCCTGGATCGTGAAACTCACCCCCTGCTGCAGGCCCGACAGCGCGAAGCTCACCGCTTGCTCCGTCGCCCGCGTCCGGCTGTCGATATAGCTGCCGAACCGTGTCCGCAGCGCCGCATCCGCCTCCGCATCCAGCCCACCCTTCAGCGGCGCCACATTTGTCACCGCATCGATCCCCGGGATCGCCGACCCCAACACCGCGATCTCACCGGGCCGCACATTGCCGATCAGGCCCGGCACGGCCGCCGCCACCGGCACGTCGATCGACAAAGCCGCGGACGCCACCGCAAACCCGGCGCCGGTCCATGCCGGGTTGGTCGGGTCCGCCGCCACCGTGAAACTCTGCGTCCCCGGCCCCACCCCCGTCCGCACCAGCGCGCCCACCGGCACCACCGTCGGCAACCCCGCCGTCACCCGGCTGAACGTCGCCACCCCTTGTGCCGGAATCGCCGGTAGCCGTGCCAGGCCAAAATCCGCCATCCAGCTATCGAGGTCGGTCCCCGTGCTAGTCCCCGCCCGCGTCGTCGCCAGCACCTGCAGGATCAACCATTGGATCCACAAACCCACGCTCGCATTTGCCTCCAGCACCGCGCGCAACACGCTCCCGACCGACAAATCGATCAGCTGCGCGCACGAAGCCGCCGCCGCCGCAGCCTGGGTTTTCACCAGGGCGGTAAAGTCCTGCAACGGAAGCGCCATGTCCTACCCCGGAAGTTGAAAGGTGACGCCCTGCGTCTGAGAAGTAATGGCATCCGCATACCGGATATCCACCGCTAGCGTGCCAGGCCGCTCCGTCAGCACCTGGATCACCGGCTCCGGCGTTGCGGCCACCGCCGCCTCCCGCTGCATCTGCAACCGGATCAGCGCCGCAACCGACCCGCTATCCACCGGTAATCCCACAAATTGTGCCAGCCCCGCCCCATACGCCGGCTGCCAGATGTAATCCGCCGGGTTGGTCAACAGCCGCCGCAACACCCGCTCCGTCCCCAGCGGGCCCCCCGTCACGACCGCCAAATCACCCGTCGCTGTAACCGCCAAGTCACCCGCCCAACGATGCTGCACATCGACCATGACAGCTCCCTCTAATCTTGCTGATCCGCCACATCCGTCTGGGATTTTTGCACCGGATGCTTGTGCTGATTGTAATGCTGACGCAGCCCGTCCAACGAACCGTGCCGGTCGAACACCTGCCCTTGCACGTGCAAATCACCCTTGACCGACACCGTCCCGTCATTCAGCAAACGCAAGAGACTGCCGCTCCGATGCGTGAGCCACAGCTCACCCGAGGGCGTCGGCGGCGGCGGCGCGGCAGCGCTCCAGCTCCGCGCCACCACCGCGCCATGCTCCGCATCGCCCTCCTGCGGCACCACCAAAACCTGATCGCCCGGCGACGGCGGGCAGCTCATGCCCCATCCGGCCCCCACCCAAGGACTCAAAACCGGGAGCCAGCCCGTCAGCACCCCGTCCGGCTGAATTTTCACCCGCGCCGTCCCGGCCTGAGGATCGACCGACGTCACCACGCCAAACCGCGGTTGCCCGATCTGCGCATCCTGCGCCGCCGCGTGCCGCTTCATCGCATTCAAAACTCTATCCACCGGACGCGCCCCCCGGAATGCTTTGCAGCTCGAGCGTCTGCGTAAATCCATGCTTGGCATCCAAATGCCGGTCCAGCGTGCCCACCGCGTAGGTCCCGTCCCATCCCGCACCCATGCCGCTCATCGCGACCACGCCCCGCGCCGAGAGCATCAGCTCGCCCGGCATCGCGATCCGCGCCGTGCGCGCATGCAGCTGCAAATCCGCCAGCACGCTCTGCGCCAGCGCCAACGCCTGATCGGCCGAAAGATTGGGCTTCGTCACAATCTGCGACAGCACCGGGCCCACCCCGGGCGCGCTGGCTTTCTGCTCAACCTGAGCCCCCGCCCGCGTGCCCCAGCTGCGCACCGTAACCTCGATCGGACGCAGCAAACTAACCTGCTGCGTCCCCTCCACCGCCAAACAATTCTGCACCGTGATTGGCTGCGGGTTCATGTCCCGCGGCCCGAATTGCAGCCGGTCGCCCAACAGCCCCAGCACAAACCCCTCTTGCACCGCCAGCCAGGTCAGCAAATCCCACTCCGTCGCCGCCCGCGCGAACTGCGCCAGCGTCATCCGATCATGCTGATCCTGGTAATACCGCCCCACCGGCGTGCTCGTGACGGTCACGTCGGCCGCCAGCCCATGCCGCGCCGCCACCGCCTCCACGATCTCGCTCGACGTCTGATTGGCGAAATTCTCCCCCGCCTGCGCCTCGATCAACCGCGCCGCCAGGTCCCGCCCCTCCACCTCGAGCGTCCCGTGCACCGCATCGAGCGTCACACTATCCACCTCGCCCACCAACAGGCTCACCCAGGCCGGCGCCATCACCGTCCCCTGCAGCTCGACTCGCGCCCCCGGCCGCCGTAGCCCCGCCGCCGCCGCACCCAAGGCCTGAACCGCAAACCGAACCCGAAACCGGTCCGCAGACAATTGCGACGTCGCAAACACATCCGCCGCCATCACGCCGGGCAGCGCCGCACCATCCAGCAGCACCTGCACCTGCGGCGCACGCGCCCCGCTCAAACACCACCCCCCGCCGCCGCGTCCCGCACTGGAATTTGCAACGTCACCAGCCCGCTCAACATCGGATCGGTCAGGTGATTCAACGCCGCAATCCGGTTCCACTGCGTCGCATCGCCCAGATACGTCAGCGCCAGCCGAAACAGATCACCCCCGGCTACAGTAACAACCCGCGTTACGTTCATGATACGTTCCTAATAACAGTCGCAAACGCGCGCGCGGTCACCAACTGCGCCACCTGCCCGGCCGCCGCCGCCACCGGCCCCAAATCAACACCGCGCAACGCCACCGTCGCCGCCGCCAAGGCCGCGTCCAGCCCGCCACCCGAGAGCGCCGTCAGCTGCAGCACATCCGACCCGGACGGCGACACCGGCAACAGCTCCTGCACCACCGCATCCCCCTGCGCCACCACGGCGCATGTAATGCGATACGGTGCCCAAAACGGCCCCGCGACCGACGCCTGAAATCGTTTGATAATAACCGTGTAACGCCACCCATCCCACGCCAGCGGCCACGCCAGCCCACCCCGCCGCAAACCATCGAGCAATCGCACCCGGCCCTCCGCGTCCGGCCCTGACATCACGCCCGACCACACCAAATCCGCATCCGCCGCCCCTAATGCATCGATCACCCGGCCCCCGCCCGGCAAATCATGCACCGCCAAGCGCTGCTGGCCGCCGAGCGCAATCCGCTCCGGAACCTCGAACCCCGCAAACACCAACGGCCCCAGAACAACCATCACGTCCTCCAGCCCAATGACCCATCAGCCGCGCCGCGCAACACCAGCTTACATCACCCCGGACGGACTCCACGCCACGCCCTGCCGCGCATTGAACCCCGTCATTCCAGCCGGGGGCCGTGACGCCTCCCGCCCCATCCGGTCCATCATCCACTGCCCCACCAACCGCCCATCGAGCATCACCACCCCCCCCGTCTGCCCCTCCGCCTCCCGTGGCGCAGAGGCCGGCGCACGATACTGCTCCGCCAACCCACCGCCCGCCGGCCCCGTCCCATCCGTCCCCAAGCCGGGCATCGCCGAACCAACAGGGGAACCGAAAATAGAAACGCCTCGCGCGCCCGGCACAGGCCGTACTGGATCGCGCGCCGCACCTCCCAGCGCCGCCCCGCTCGACACGGCACCTTCCGGCGTCGCACCCACCCCGCCGAATACTGCCGCAGCCAGGTCTGAGATTCCCAACCCACGGCCAAATTCCAACCCACTACCTTCCAACCGGCCGGCCGGTGACGATCGAGAACTCTGCGCCATCACCGCCTCGATCCCGGCCCGTCCGGCCCCAGCCACCAGACTTGCCCACATGGTCGTCTCCGCACCAAGGCTCTCGAAGGCACCCGCCCCCGAACCCACGGCCACACCCCGCGCAGCTTCCTCCAACCCCAAGGCCGCCGCGGTAATCGGCATCGCGCCTACCGCAACCTGCCCCGGCAATCGGCCCCGGACACCACCAGCGGCCGCAGGCCCGGCCGGCAAAAGTCCTGAACGCAGCCATCCAGCCCATGGACTCACAAGACCCGCTGGCGTGGCCGCACCACCCTCGGCACCTAAATCTGGCGCACCTAAGTCCCTCGCACCCAACTCCGGCACCGCAATCGCGGCAACACCCGTCCCAACGCTCCCGATCCCGCGTTCGACCCGGGACAGCCATGCTGCCCAAGCCCTCGGAACCATCGGATCGGATGACGGATCGGCTGGCCGACTTTCTGTCAGGGGATCGGCACCCGCCGCGCGCATCGCCAGGCCCCGGCCCGAGGACCCGCCAGCCTGCGGCACGACACCGCGCCCCGCTCCGCCACGGCGCATCAGCGGACTCAGCTCAGCCGGCTCTCCACCCCCCGCCGGCACCCCGTCATCCACCCGCG